CATATACAAAGGAAAAAAGTTATTATTACTATCAGATTTGACTGTAATAGCTGCATAACTATTACCAACATTATCTATAAGTTGACCATGATTCGCACCAGCATTAAAAGTAACTTTAGTGGCACTTGTACTTCCTGTTTGTCCTACAATTAATTGACCAGAAGAATCAATTCTCATTCTTTCTGTTGAGCCGTCTGCATCAACAAATGCTAAGCCGTCAGCACCATTTAGCGTGTCAATATAAAAACGACCTGTACCTGCTTCAAAAAAACCAATTCTACTTTTTCCAGATGAAGCGTTAAGTGCTAATTGTGTAGCTGTTCCTGTAACTGCAAGTTTTCCATAAGCAGAAGGATTTGTTAAACCAATACCAATATTACCAGAAGAATCAATACGCATTCTTTCTGCTAAACTTCCTGCACCTCTGGTTCTAAAAGCTATAACTCCATCTTCAGAACCATCAGAAACATCTGTTGAAATAAAATCTATAGATTGAAATATAGTTTCTTCACTAGCATCGTTCTCTCCACTAACATTTATCATACCTATGTAATCGCCGTCTGCTGGAGAGCCTGAAAGTTTTTGCAGTCTTAGATTTGCTGGGTTAGCATCTGCATTAGTATTAATTAATCTTGCAGTAATTGAACTTGCACCAGAGTCAGATACTACAAGGGGGTCAGAAGGACTAGAAGTACCTATACCTAATCCTGTTGAGTCTATGATTGCTCTTTCAGTACCACCAGTATCAAACTTGATTTTATCTTCGTCAGAAGATTCTTCGACCATAACTTTAGTATCGCCATCCGCATCTACTAATTGTGTTGCTGTTGTAATACTTGTATTGGTGGCAGTAATGGCTTCTACTAAAACGCCTGTTGGTGGTGCTGTGCTAAAAGTAAGCGTTGTCCCACTTATAGAATAATTAGACTTGCTTTGATAAACACCATCAAAGTAAACAAAGACATTATTTTCACTAACAGGTGCTGTTGGCAAAGAAAGTGTGGTGTCACTGTTATCACCTGTCATAGTAGCAATGGTGTTGTTAGAACCGCCTACAGTTGTTGTACTGTGATAAGCAGTAATAACTCTGCCATTAGCAGGTGCAGTAGCAAAAGTTAAAGTAGTGCCTGATACTGAATAAACATTTTGCGCTTGAAAGACACCATCAATAAAAACTATTAAATTATTTTCTGTATCTGGCGCAGTGCTTAAAGTAAAAGTAGTATCAGAACCATCTCCTGCAAAGATGTTGGTGTCCATATTGGTGCCTGAACCAATAGTGTTCCATTGAGTAGAATAACCTTCAAATTTGTTATTAGTTGTATTGTATCTAAAATCTCCAGCAGCAGGTGAACCTGCTCTTTGTGCTGTAGTGCCAGTTGGTACATTTAAAGCTGTATCGACTTCTCTTATAGTTTTACTAGCTGGCAGAGTACAGAATACATCTTTAGTACCAGCTGAAAAATTAACAGCACTATCACTATTGGAACTACTTAATATTGTGGTTCTTGATAATGTATCTGGAGAAGCATCGGTTACTGTACCTATGCCTACTTCAAACTCTGCTGTCCCTTGGCCAGCAATACAATAATAAGTTGTATTTGAGTTTCCAACGCCTGCTACAAAAGTTTCAAACCCAGTAGCTGCACCGCCTAAATTAACGGTGCCTGTGCCAGTAGTTGTAGTGCTTTCTTTTACCCTATCGTTAAGGACAAGAGCCATGCTCTCCTCCTAAGCTATTCTTATAATAGCTGTGGCCGCTGCTTTAGCTGGAAATACTATTGTAAAGTCGCCTGCGGTAGAAGTTTTATCTCCACCAAAATCTATAGTAGCCACTGATTTATCACCATTAGTATCGTTATAAATCATACATCCTCTAGCAGTTATAGTAGCAGTTCCAAAAGTAAGATCAGCAAAATCAGTTACAGCAGTAGTACCAGTAGCTGAAGGAGTTACATTTGTTAATGCTGATCCTCCAGAAGTATAGCCAGTGCCACTTGCTTGGTTAGTTGTGGTAAAAGCAGTTGTCGTTGCTCCTAAAGTAGCAGAGCTAGTATATAAAGCAAGTTTAAAGCTATTTCCAGAACTGTTTGTGAAATTGTGAGTTCCAGTTAATAGTTCGGTTTTAAAACTAGTAGTTAAAGTTGAAGTTATTGCCATGTTTTTTTCCTCATAAAATAGCTAAAGTTTTAAAACAATTTTAGCCAGTTCTTCTTCACCACCTTTTTTCAATTCTTGAATCAAGGTAGCTTTATAGGATTTTATAGCATTTTTAATATAAATTAAACAAACTTGTTTTATTTGTTCTCGATAAGCTTTAGCTTGTTCTAATACATGAGGTTCGTTATCTTCAGAATAGCCAACTATTTTTTCAGCTAATCTTTCTGCCCAAAATTCTGGAGGGTGCCCACCAAAATTAGATGTCTTAGTTTCTACTATGCCTAGCTGAGGCAAGCCATCTGGAGTTATTTTTATTACCATTTCTTTGGCTCGTTATGAGTTTCCTCTATAATTTCTTTTAATTCTATTTCTGCCTTGCCATCTTCTCTACCTACTAAAGTTGGCTGTGGGATGTATTGTTTTTCTTTCTTAGCGCTTTTCTTTCTAACTTTTAATTTTTGTGTTTCAGAATCATAATCAACTATTAATGGATCTTCTAATCTGTGATAGCCATAAAGCTTTTCTTCAGCTTCGACTGCTGTGTCTAATAAATAACTGGATGCGGCTACACCTACTTCTATACCAGCATTCATACAATTTGCTAACCAATATTCACAACAAGCTCTGCCAGCTTCAGCAAAATATAAATTACCTTTGTAACCAAAATCTATACCAAACAAATGCAAAGAACCCACTTTATGCCAGTAAGCAAAAGCTATTGCATAGGCAACTGTATTATTTAAATAGTAAGAATTGTTTTCTTCTACAATTTGTTTAATTGGATATTCAACTAATCCCGGACAACGCTCATCTAACTCACATGTATAGATAGGACCTTGATGATTTAACAAAACTTCTTTCATGCCATTAGTCTGCATACCTGCATCATCGCTATCTAAAAATCTAGAAGCTGGGTCCATCATAAAAACTCTATCGTGTTTTATTACATTAGCTACAGCATTGATTACCCATATTTCGTCAAAGTGTTCGCCATTAGATTTAGCTAAAGCAAAGTCAAACCAGCTTTTACCTAAGCCTACTATAGCTATTTTTTTACCTTGAAGTTCTTGAATCTTCTCCATTTTTTTTCTCTTTAGGTTACAGTTGTTCTAAGCGAATCGGCTCTGTATTCATCTCTTCTACTTCTACCCTCTGCTCTGTTTTTAAGTCTTGCTATTTCTTCTTGAAATCTTTTTTCGTATTGAACTAATAAATCTGCTTCTCCTTTTAAAAAAGTATAGGCTTCAACTAGAGAAGCGTAAAGCAAAGCATTTCTTGCATTATTAGAAATCCAAGTTCCAGTGGTATTACTAACCAAACTAGTTGGTTTGTAAAGATAGTGAAGCTCTACGTTGTAATTTATATCTGGCACTGGAGCAATGGTTAATGTAGAACCATCACTAGACGTAGTTGATAGTTCTTTATCAAATTCTGCATAGTACAAAGGTAAGCCTCTCAAGTTAGTATCAGCTGGGTCTTCCGAATATTCTTGCATAAACGTAGGATGTTTTTTTAAAAGGTAATGATAATCCCCACCAGAATCTAATACTGCTAGAGAGAAACTAGCTATATAATCTGAAGGTGTTGTTAAAAACCTATTTCCAGCAGTAAAACTACCAGTTACATTTTTTCTGAAAAAATCAAACTGCACCAATTCAAATATTCTTTCCTCTGCATTTTTAACAAACTCTCCAATATTATTAACGAAAGTAGTTTCTGTGCTATCACAAAAGTTTTTAATTAAATTGGTTAGTTCTGTGTAAGTCATAAATAAATTATATCAAACTAAGGAGTATTTGCTTGACCTCCCATACCAGAGTGATTAGTACAATAATAATAGAGTGTCGGTGCTCCTACCGCAACAGTTATCTGAGTGTATGCTCCAGAGCTTCCAGGGGTACCGTTAGTAGTTACGCCAGTTGTGTATTCGCTTCCTCCTCCATGACTGCCATCTGAAGTCGTTGAGAATCTTAAAGGATGTCCGCTATTGGAACCATCTGATTGATCAAATTTATAAGTTTCTCCTTCAGATAAATTTAAAGTTGGATATACAACGCCGTCTATGTAATATCTATTACCTCCTAAGTAAGAAGCAACTGTTACTGCGTAAACAGTATCAGCACTAACAGTAGGACTACCGATAGCAGACGTACCAGCTTGTCCAGTTACTGAAACGCTTTCCGTTATATTTCCAGATACAGTTATCGTTCCTAAATAAGCTGTAATCAATTGTGATCCTAAAGTTTCAGATATGCTGTTATCATTTTCAACAACACTTACTGAGCCGACATCAGAAGATAATTTTGCTAACTCAAATTTACTAGGAATAGTGTTAGGCAACATAGAAAAATTCTTAGTTATGCTTGGCGAAGATATAACAATAAAACCGTTACCACCATCTGCTGCTTTATCTGGCCTAGGATTAAATAGTGCTTCTGGGTCTGCTGTGTGGTTCCTTGGTTCTAGTTGTGGGTGTTTTGCATTCCATTGATCTGGACCCACCAGTAAACCATTCCAAGTTCTTTTCATATCTTTTAACTTGTATCTGAAGCCAGATATGTCGCATATTCCGTATGCTTGTTTGCCTTTTGCGTAAGCCATTATTAACTTTGTGAAGGATTGATTCTAAAAGATGCTCGATCTCCATCTTCATCAGCAGCTCTTCTAAATTCTTCTTCGTATATTATTTTTAACTGTTCTGTTAATTGTGGATTTCTTTTCATAGATAAGTAGTATGCCAACCCAGCTACAAAACAAGGATAAAATCTAAATGGTAAATCCATAGTGTTGGTCGCCTTATCAGCATCATCCATTCTTACCATTTTATTAAACACCAAAATATCTGTAGAGTTTTCTGGAGCAGGCCAAACTTTTAAAACTGGGGTATTTTGTTTATCTAAAAAATATTGATTAGGTCTAGCTTTAGTTCCTTTGGTTGGAATGTTTATGTATTCACTTCTACTTACTCTAGACATTTGTGTATCAGTAGTAGTTGAACCTTCAGTTCTTCTTAACACCACATCTAAAATATCTATGACATTAGAATCTAAAGTATATTCTCTAGTTCCTTCAGTAACTGTTTGTGTAGCCTCAGATATTGTCCATTGGTTTAATCCTCTGTTAGCCCATTCGGCCAACATAAGATTAATAGATCTTCTTGCAGATTTTAAATCATATCCAGTTCTTAACTCTAAACCACATCTTTCATAAGCTTCTTCAATAAACTCTGCGACATTTGGTTCAAAGTCTGTACTGTTTGATGTTGCCATGTTTAATCCTCATCACTATATAAATTATTAAAAGTTATCCTAGGATCTAAATAACTTTCATGGCCTTCAGCAGAATGTAGATGCTGTGAAGGAGTAAAATCAGGTGCTCCTTCGCCAGTTCTCCACAAAGCCGGGCTAGTTGCTCTAACTCTATTGTTAGGAAGTGCAACTATATTACCAGTCCACTTTCCAGCGTCTGTTAAATATATCACATGTGACTGTTTATGTTGAGCAGGATCATCTGCTATCTCATGGTCTGTGTAATCTACAGTAAATAAATATTTACCTTGATAAAATTTATTATCGATCTTACACATCCATGGCGAAGAACTTACTCTATCCATAGTTATAATTGAATGATGTCTAGACTCACAATCCCATGGTTGACACAAATGATCTTCCATAGGTTCTGGCCATTCATCTAAAGGCACATCAGCAACTAATGCCTGGATAGGCATCCTTGCCCACATAGCGCCACCGTGAATATTACCTTCTTCCCAGTCTTCATCGTCTATCTCACATCCAGTAAAGACAACTTGAAAGCTTAATGATCTATCAGGGATTGTATTTACGGCTATTGCTAGCGCATGTAAATACTCTCCATGATAGCGTAAATGATTACATGTAAACTCTCTTCTTACCCAACATTTAAAGTATGGGACATTGCTCATCAAATATGGCATTTATACCTCAATCTTCTTTTTATTTATTTTTTAGCAGCGCCGCCTCTTCTGTAACCTTTAGTTGCTTTACCGCCTTTGCTATACCCTTTGGTAGCTTTACCTCCAGCTCTGTAGCCTTTGGTTTTTTTCATCATACCGCCGCCACGATAGCCTTTAGTTTTTTTAGCCATGCCACCTTTGCCATAGCCTTTAGTTCTTTTATAAACCATTTAATACTCCTTTTTATCCTGTAAAGAATATAGTTACTCTATCTATGTTAGATAAAGTTGCATGTATGCCACTTGAAAACAATACGCCATTATCTGGAATATTTAGTGTTTCTGTAGTGTCAGCGTTCACGGGCAACACCAACAGTGTTGCTCCTGAACTAGTATTTTTAAAAGTAACTGTGCCATCTGAAGCTCCACCTGAAACTACAAAACCACGAAGTCTTGAACGTCTAGTAGTCATGTCGCCAGTTGAAGTTACAGAAGCTGTTACAACATCAGAAACTGCCATAGTTAGCTCCTATTATGCAGTTGGTGAATCGGAAGCAATTCCAAAGAATTTTAACGCTACTACTCCACCAGCTCCTGCTGTTCCAGAAATAACCACTTCTACTTCATCAGCTGTTTCAGTAGCTGCAGTTGTAGTACCACCAGACATACCTAAAACTCCGTTGCAAGGGAAGAATCCTTTGAAACCAGTTGAGTTAATAGCCACTGAGATTCCGTCTACAAAACCATCAGCATCTGCATCAGTGCCAATATCTACTAAATTTACTGCGTTAGCAGCAGCACCAGTTACAGTTATCGCTACACCCATTGGAATAAAGTTTGATGGTATTCCAATAGAAGCTTCTTTGTGAGAAGTTCCAGAAGCAGCAATTGTAATAGAAGTGCTGTAAGTTGACATAGTCATTTCATTAGTTAATCCGCCAGTTGTGCTGTCTTTGATAATAGTTTTAAAACCATTCTCAGATCTAACTGGACCGTTAAAAGTTGTGTTTGCCATTTTTTACCTCCGTAGTGTTACTGTCTTGGCGAGTCTGCTAGGTCAGTCAGTAACGGAAAATTAATCCTAGTTGTCATAGGATAGCAATTTTTCTCTCAAAAAAAAAGGCAT